CTGGTTATTGTGACCGTTCCTGTCGAAGAGTTATTGATTCCTATAGCCGTTGAAATCGTCCCGCCCGACACGTTGCCGGTTATAGTCAACGTCCCCGCTGCGGCATTGACTGCCCCCGTTGTTGTTGCCCCGCTCCCGCCTGCGACATTTCCGATAATCGAAATTGCACCAGTCGATAGATTGTAAATTCCGTAACAAGTATTGCCCGTTCCTCCCGTCACATTGCCGGTGATCGAAATTGTCCCTGTCGATGAGTTAAATGCCCCGATGCAAATGACGTTGCTTCCGCCTACGACATTCCCCTGCACAATCAATGTTCCGGTCGAAGAATTAAGAATCGCTCCAGTCCCCGCCACTGGCGACCCATTGGACGCAGCCCCGCCTGTTACGTTCCCTACAATCGTCGCCGTTGCAGGAGAGACTGCCGAAAAGGATAAGCAGTTGACGTTGGCGGTCGTTGATTTGTTCGTGACGTTTGCCGTCAAAGTGACGCCGCTGTTGAGAACGTATGTGCCTGTTCCCACATTTGAAATTTCGGTGCACGTCACATTTGCTGTGATCGTGATCGTGTGCCCCGTCGAGGCGCGAGCCTCGTCGCCTGTGGTAGGCACAATGCCCCCGACCCATGTCGCGCCAGCGTTGAAATTGCCTGTTGCCGCCGAAAGAATAAGTGCCATCGCTTAAAGCCCCTTCGCGTAAATAAATTCTTGAATGCTTGCGGAGATTTGAGCGACTGCGGTTGCTGTCGGAGCGTCCACGCCATCGACGCTACCGAGTGCCATCGAGCGTGCGTAATCGTTTGCGAGAATAACTTCGCCATTCGCGATTCGCGTTGGAACAAGGCGCATGGCCACGTTTGCATCTTCGCTTGCGTCTGGATTTACAACGGACGTGATCGCAAGGTTGATCGTGTAGATGTCGTAGGTTTGTCCGTCGATAACGATTGGGTTGGTTGGTTTCATATTTAAGCTAAAAGAATGAGTGCGCTGGTTTCGGTTGGCTTGGGAAATTTCAATTCAAATGCGCCGTCGAATACATGGCGCTCGCCGCCGAGATTGAGAACGCAAAGCGTGGCGTTTCCCTTGCTGGCATTGTAGACCATCGCGCCCGATACGCTGAATGTTGCGTTTTTTAGTTCAACGTCATCGAATGTCATAAAGGCATTCTTGCCGATGCTGCCGGTCTTGAATCCCTTGAGCTTTACGCCGCCGGCCTTGTAGCCTTTGCCTTTGATCTCGCCTTCGGTGACGTATGATTTAGTTTGTGGCCCGACCTTTGCAGATGCCGAATAGAATGCAATGCGGTAGTCGTCTCCAGGTTGGTGAACGCCTGAGATCAGCGCCCGTTTAGCTTCAAGTGCAATTCCTTGGATTATCATTTATTTTTTCTCCCATTGTGCCATGCACACGGCGGTGCGCTGGCTCTCGTCTGGATATTCGCTCGACATCGTTCCGCTCACCATGCAGCGGCCAATGAAGTCGTCTTGCTCTTCATTTCTTTCGGGTGTCGGCATAACAAGCTCATGCTTTGTTTCAAATCCGGTGATGCGTCCGAACGTATCGCGAACGGCAAGCGATACCTTCATCTGTTCGGGTTGCGATGCCTGCATCCCTTTGACTTTGTCAGCGGCCCAAGTCTGCCCTGCGTCTCCGCCCCACAACGCCCATGCAATGCGGCCTGCGGACGGGAATCCGTCTTCACCTGGTTGAAAACCCTGTCCCTTTTTATCAACTTCGTGGCGTGAAAAATATGAGTGCATTCTTTTAACGGTATCGTCGGAAAGATTCTTGCCGTTCGAAATGTCGCGAGCGCGTGCAACTCCGACCGCTGTCCCGCCTCGGTTGTATTCTTCTCTCCACTTTAAGCCCTTTAGCGCCTCTTCTACCATGCCCTTGCTTGGCTTGTTCTCGTCCGCTAGATCGGTTTGCTTTGGTTGATCTTGTGGTGGCTCAGGTTGCGGCTCTTCTTGCGCGATAGGCGCGGCGATAGGTGCGGCAACCGGAGCGGCGGCTTGAATGGGAATGATAGAATCTGAAATATATTCGGATGGAATATCCATTTCTGTGCCGAGCGCGACGATCATCGCGGCCTCCTTCGCTCTTGCGCGAAGTGCTTCTTCGTAGTCCTCGCCCATGTCTGAGTAAATTTGTCCGGCTGTCTTCAAGCCAGCTTTCCAAAGCTCGATGTCGGCGCGTGCCTCGCGTCCGTAATCAATCGAAACCTTGGCAGGCCAGCACCAACGACCATCAAGCAAGTATTCGGAATCGGGAATGAGTCCGCGCGAAGCGGCGTCAAGAAGGATAACATTCTTGATGCGGTTGAGAAATTGACCTTCCAAGAGTCCACGCCACCGAAGAAATGTTCGCTCGGCCATCGCGGCCTCCATCCTTGCCATTGGCCCCGACTTGTCGGCATCGAATGCGAATCCGTAGGGAAGACCGACGGCCATGCAAATGTGCGCTTGCACTAAGCGGATGAACTCTCCGAATGCTCCTGTCGGTCTGTCGCTCTTAAACATTTCCATCTTCTCGCCTGCGGATAGATAGTTGACCGTGCCCGGATCGAGCGACTGAAGGCGTGCGACTTGGCCTTGATCGTTCGTGTTGCCGCGTGCGAAGTAATCGCCGGCGTCAGCGGCTCCGCTCTCGGTTGTGATAACGCCGCTTTGATACGAAGCGTATTTGATCGCCTGCACCTCGGCCTTGATCGCTTCTTGCAGATCGCGCGTTGCGTTTAACGCAGTAGCGAAAGCAGAGCGCCCGCGATATTCGTCAAGTCTTGCTGCGTCGAATAGGTGGATAAACTCTTTTGCAACAATATCAACAGGAGAAATGTACTGGTTATTGATAGTACGCGTGAAAATAGTGTATGAAACGGGTCTTCCATAGTCGTCTACGTTGATACCTCCGATATATTTATCCGTGTCCGTTCGATCGTAAGGCGAGCCGATGCGGTCAGCCTCAACGCTTTGCAATTTCAAATCTTCTTTGTCGCGAACAATAATAAATCCACAATCGCCATCTCGAAGCATTGCCGTTACAGCGAGTTGCAGGAGCGTTGTAAAGTTGTGACGGCCTAGAAAATCGCAGTCGTTGCACCATTTATTCCAGTAGCGTTCGATAGCGGTGTCCGCTTCGCGGTTGCCGGTGCGGGCTTGGTATGCGATGCGACCGGAAACATACGTTGCAAATTTGAGAAGGAGAGAACGAACAGGCGGGAAATTGTCTGCGAGATCGCGAGCGGCGCGGATGAGCGCGAAGCGTTCGCGAGTTCCTGCCGTGTCCTCGCCACCGGATACGCCACGGCTGATCCCGCGCTTCTCGCTCGTCAATGCTGAGTCAAAGCGTCCGAAGTTGCGGAGCTTCGCCTGGTTGACCATGCGATCCAGCGCGGCCTTGGGCGCAACAAGAGAAAGGGCTTTTGTGATGAGGTCTTGCATTAGGGTCGCTGGGTTGGAAACGTCGGCGTGAACCTTCTTACACGAGATCCGCTCGCATTGTCAATAGCGGCCTGTAATTCTTTGATCGTCTGTGCGACCTCGGCAAGATTGGCGCGAGTAAACGAGCGCCCTGCGATGCTATACGACGCGCCTGCAACGGCTATTGCCTTCAAGCAAGCCGTGAAATCGCCCTGCAATTCTTGCAGAGTTGCAAGCGGCAGGCCAAAAAATGATTTGTTCATCGCCATTCATTTGTTGGCGATGTCAAAAGAAGAACCCTACGCCTAGGCGTCCCTAGGCTTCATCTGTCGATTCAGAATGTCTGTTGCGCGTGGCAAGCCAGCCAGATGGCGTGACGGGAAGTGTCTTGGAAGATATGTCAAAAGAAAAGGCGCGGGGTTTGAACCCGCGCCGGTTGGTGTTTTAAATGCTCATGTGAACAAATATTGCTGGATGAGGAAGATCAATCAATGAACGGCTTCGTAAAAAATTTTGCATTAAATTAATATCATCATTTAATGCATGCTGGATCATTCCTTTTGCTACGCTTTTAATTTTATTCAACGTGGCTGTCATATTTAAACGTCGATCATTCATTTCACACATGATGGCATATTTTGAATGATTGATCTGATCATCCAATTTTGCTGGGTTGTTGTTTTCTTTAAGAACCCTGATGTATGCTTGAGCGATCTGAAACGCTTCAGAGTTTATTTTGTCTTGTGTTTTCATTTTGTTTTTTCTTTTTAGGTTTTTCTTCGTTGGGCTTCTTGCCTTTCGATGTTTTGAATATCTTCTCTTTTTTTATTTTTGAAAAGAAAAAAATAAAATTATTTTTGGCCCTCGTTGGAGCCGCTTAAAACCTAGCTCTCCGCGCCTATCGGCAAAACCCCCGCGAGCATCGCGGACGCGAGCGCGATACATTCGCAGTCCCAAAGATGGTTAGGACGTCCGCCGATGCGAACCCATCTCTGTTCAACTTGCTTGGTCTTGGAGTTGGTGACGTCTTTTTTCATCTCCGACAACATCTGCTTGCGGTAGTCATCCGAAACATCCCGCGCAACTTCCCATTTTGGAACGGCGTCAGCCTGGCGAAGTGAAGCGAGTTTGTCCTTGATGCCTTCGTTCGAGAAAAAGAAATACGCGCACTTGAGTCCATCCGATCCGGCTTGCGCTCCTTCGATTTTAGAAACAAAACGCCGAGTGCGCCGTCCGCCGTCGATGTGATAAAAGCCGTCCTGCCCCGAACCGTGCGATGCCGTCCACCCACGCCTAGCACATTGCTCGTAGACCAACGGCGTGTCATAGCCGGCATCAACGACAACGCACCTCGGCACTACGTCGAACTGTTGCTGAATGGCGTCGAGCGTCTCCCAAGTGAGTGGCCTTGATTCGTGCAAGAGCATCGAAGATCCGTCCACGCGGAAGGCGCGGACGACAGCCCAGAAGTGGTCGCGCTGTTTATCGACGCACATAAAGCGTCGGTGCTCGCCGTCGATCTTCTGCCCTTCCAGATACTCGGCCTTGGCGTAGTCGCCGGTCGCGATCTCTGGCAGATCGCTTGTCACCTCGTCTTGCCAAGTCTGCGCCTTGCGCTTCTGAATAAATTGTTTGAGCGGCTCCAGGTTGCCGCTGCTCTTGGCTTCGTTGGCTTCGATCCATTCCTTGACGATGGAAAACCAAGGTATCCACCATACGGCGTATGCCGGATATTCAAAGCTCCTG